CGCACTCCAAATCACTGGGTGCAGTATGACCCCTTCAGCAGGAGAAGAAAACAGCTGGAGATCAGGGGGTCCGCTGCGCAACCGGTTAAGCGGCCCAGTGAGAGTGCAGCAATAACATTAGTGATTCTCTGTCTGCGTAGGCAAGACATGTTGACCGGAACGGGCGCCGGATGACGTCCACCCAAGCATGCCAAGGGGACTACGTTCAGACAGGTCCCCATCATGTTTGGAAGAAGCTACTTAGGTAACACCAACACCACCACTCTCTACACCTTGAGTAAGAGATATCAGGCCCCCAATGGAACACTCCCAATCAGCTGTTGTGTTTCAACCATCCCTGAAGCTATACACGGGATGGATTTCTGCGGGTTGCAAATGGTGTGTGGATCACTGGCAACAGTGCATCTTGAGGGCTTCACTCTGCATGTGAGAAGCTGTCGCGGGACTCCAGCTCTAGGTGTGGTCCCCGCCATCTTCATCCTGCTCGACCTCCAAGGTTAGAGTTCAAACGCGGGTTATGCTCCTAAGTCGCCACCTTCTGTGAGGTGCTGACGGAGGTAATCTGTATCGGATTCAGCCTTTGAGGTGAATGTGTCTAGCATAATCCCAATACCGCAAGTGGATCCCCGTCGTAAAACGTAAGAATCGTCGGCGGAAGTCTGTTTAGGAACCACGGATGAGGTATGAACTATTGCCATCGTCATCACAGCCGCGATGGCACCCATTCACTGTCGCTAGTGTGACATGCTTGGGGTATTGGGCCAGGGTACGTCTATTATGCCCTACACATTTTACGGGTAGACTCACAGCAGCCAAGGTGTAAGCTAATGCCTGCCATGTGTTTTGCTACGTGCCAAGCACCTTCCAGGTGGACGAACACCCGTTCCAGACCCCCCCTATGGGGGTTCCTCCACGAGCTCTTTATGCTCCTCTCGCTGAGGTAACCTTGTTCTCTCATGGTTGAAGAACAAGTGAGTTATGGGGTTTCTCTGCATCTCAGCAGGGACACCTGACTTTCCCTCTTGAGCCTCCGTTATCTTGTTTTCGATTACTTCAATTTTGGCTTACCATCGTAAAGACCATATTGGTATCGAAATCGTTTGTTGATCGACCCTAATTCGGGGAGTTTCGCGCAACACAGGGATAGCAAATAAGTATGCAGGTAGTAAATCCACACTCTCGCAAGGTAACTTGTTGAGGTCACTGGTTTGGGGTAAAAGCCTGTATTTTCTCCAACTTATGAGGCAAAATTTAGGGAGATGGGAATCATAACTCTCAACAAGGTTGAGGTCGGCAGTTTTCGAGGTTCTGCCGACCTTAGACCTCGATACCAAGATCGGGGCAACCCATACAAGCTTTATGATGGCCACAATCTATATGCCATCATCAGGAACCCCGTTGTCGACTCTCGCTGAGATTCCCCTGACCAGGGAATCATCAGCAGCCAGCATCGCAGACGCCACCTATCTCCCAGATGATCCATTTGACTGGGCGATGCAAGGTGCGTCAGCGACATTGCTGAGCCTGCGGGCGCTGCTCCCAGAGGGCGCCACAAGCGAAGTGCCTGAGCTCATACCGGTGGACGGAGCTCAGGAGACAACAACATGGCTAGAAGCAGCAGGTTCACTGCCCGACGCAGCATACGATGCGTTGCAGAACCTTGGTGGTTGTTTAGAGATGACAGCTCTCACAGCCGCCGGCTACTCAGTAGACCTGGGCTTCACTCTTGGAGCAGGTCTCTGTGGAGTGATGCTGTTTCGTGCGTGGCAACGTACCAATACCAACGAACACCGCATGGCTGCCCATGCCCAGCGCGACTTATGCACCGAACAGTCTCGAGGACTCTCTGAGAATACTCGTGTGTATCAGCTTGGCTCGGCTGCTAATGTGGACTCCACCCTCGCAGTGCGCAAGGCCCGTCGGGACGCCTGGCAGAAGAGAAACACGCTCTTCCAGCAGTTCCTCGACATAGATCTGACGGATACCTTGGACGCACCCCTCTCATGGCTTAACATGCACTACAGGTTCCACTCGGGATTTGGACAGTCTGAGTTCGTCTATGGACGACCACTCAAGCGTCGTGCAGTCCGGTCGGGGTATCACATGCTCAGGGAGTATGCCTTCTACAAATGGCAGAGCACCGACGAGTTCGGCGATGAGCTCGCTCCCTGGCGCCACAAGGCTAAATGCCACGGAAGGCGCAACAGTGGATACTTCGCCATCATCGGTGAGTCTTGTCCCCTGAGTGAGGGGGCCATTGAGAGGCTCCCGCCGGACAAGAAGATGCGCTACCAACAGGCACTCCGACTCATGGAAATCTATGTGCATGGCCCACCCGCCCCGGCCAATGCAGCCAGCTTCGTTCCTTACGACAATTACTGTCACGGGGCACCTGGCCGCAAAGTCGCTTGCAGGAACAATGCAACCGACACGTCTGGGGACGCACCACGATGCGCTGATTGCGCCGGCTGGCTCAGAGACATTGCTGCCCAACAGCAAGAGCCTCGCCGTCAACGACTTCTCATTGGCTGCAAGATCATTCACGGTGGAGATCCAGCCCCAGAGCAGTCAGCGCCTCCGTTCGACCCTGATTTCGTTGCAAATTGGGAACCGATCCTCTGTCATGGATTGCTGACAGCCGGTATCCCTTGCATCAATCACGCGACAGACTTCACAGGTGAATTACCGCAATGCGCTCACTGCGCTGCCTCTGGCATCAAGCTAAGCAGCGATCAACGTGGGGAAGATTGCATCGCCTGTGAGGTCGCTCTCAATGCCGCATGTGAACGTCGACGAGCCATGAGCGAGAAGTGGACCCAGTTCTTTCGGAAAGTTGAACGACGCCGAATCTGCCACCTAAAGGACGAACTGGCTGCAGCCGGACTCGTGCCAATCCTGGCGGTCACGCCCTTGGACCTACAGCTCAGGATTGTGCAGTTCAGTCGCATGGCGCAAACACACATCAGTGCCAAATGCAGGGAGAGAAAGAGTAAGAAGAAGCGGCTTGAGGAGGCTGCTCTTGGCATCAGGACACAGGGACGTGCCCGTGACGACGCTGAATTGCGTGCATCATGGGTCGCACTCCTGTCGTCCATGCGGTGTTCATTCATGGTGCCACCCGTGACGAACGCGCTCCATCTCCGTGCCCTCCAACTTGGCCGTGCCACGCGTGCGAACCTCCATCTGCTGACAAGACCCTTGGAGGAACCAACCCCCTTTCAGAAGATGAAAATCAACCTCGACTGGTTCACACTCGGTGTCGTTGGAGAGTCACCCTGTTACGTGGCTCAAGTCCAGTGGCTCGAACGCTACCTGGACCTACCACCGAGTCAACAAGAGGTCGTCGATGAAGTCGTTTCTGGAGTGTGGGGTATCTTCAATCCTGAACAGATGAAGCTTGTGTTCACCACCGCCGCCCAGCCACTCGCAGTGGCTCGCGAAGTGGGCAAGCAGCTCGAAAAGATGATATTGAACAGAGGCCTCAGCCCGGTCGCTGCTCGTTACCTCGAGCCATACATCGTGTTCACTGCCTGCGTCGGGCACCCTGGCAGTCATGCCCTCAACCTCGTCGATGCTGACGCTGTGAGGATGCTGATGGGAGGCCCGCCGTCGGGCCGAGATTGATGGAGCCCGCGGTCGATCCACTTCATCCCGGAAACTAGAGACTATACTAAGTTGATAGATTACATCAACTCATTGTCTCCCAAAATTCCGGGGCGTAGGCGAAACAACCAAATTTCGTTAAGATCGATTGCGGGCGAATCCAAGAAAGTCCTGTGTAGGGAGTTGTGTTGGGCCGAAGGACTGGGCCCACGGAAACAACACGACATGTATCCCTCCTACTTTGTATATCCTCACTCTACCCAGACTGTCCTGCAAGGTGCAGTTGAGCGCCTTCTGTTCATCGTACAGAAGGAACCTAACGGTGAAATCAAGTACTCTAGTCCAGGAGTACCAGAGTTAGCTCCTCCACTTACGCCCGAGAAAGACGTCTGGATGATTAATAATGCATACTTCATGCTTGAGATCCGAAGGATCATCGGCAAGCTTTGTCCCCTGTCAAGTGAGGAGGCCATTGAGAGGCTCCCGCCGGACAAGAAGAAGCGCTACCAACAGGCACTAGCCGAGTACCGACTCACAGGCCTCAAGAAGAAGCATGCAAAAGTAACTATATTTGTTAAACCGGAAAAGATGGCGGCCAAAGACCTGGGCACAGCTTGTCCCCGCATCATCGCATTCCCAGGGTTTGTCTTCGGCGGACAGTTCGCCCGATGGATCCTGGCATGTAAAGCACCGGTACTTAACGCAATCAACCGTATTTACGGTGGAACAGTGGTTATGAAAGGTCTCAACGCCGTAGAAGTCGCAAGTGCCATAGTTAAGGCATGGCACGCATGCGAAAACGACGGCACCTCACTTCCGATCAATATGGGAGACGACAACCTCGTCTTCTGTCGAGATCATAATAAAGAGGTACACGGCTTGCGAATCGACGCGAGCCGTTGGGACCAACACAACCACGAGCAAACAGTGATATTCAAGCAGTGGCTCTTGCGGCTACTATTCGCTGGCGACGTTGAATATGAGCACCTCCTGTGGCTCTTAGAGCATCAGCTTAACTACGATTGTGAGGCTGTTTCTCGAGACCAGAGAACAGGGATCAAGTACGTGCTACAAATTCTCCGTTGCATAGGGCGCATGAGGTCAGGTGATATGGACACTGACTTCGCAGCAATCGTTATTGCTCTTTGCGCCCTGCATGGTTTCCTCCGTGACTACACCCCAGTCCCCCTCAATGACCTCATCGCACAGCTGAAGGAATATTTCATGCGAAGAGGGTTCAAGCTGAAGCTCGAGGGCCTAGCAACCTGCATTGAAGAGTGCGAGTTTTGCCAAAGCAGACCTATTTTTGATGGAGAGCGCTGGATCATGGTGCGTTCACTCTCGGCGGTTATCAAAGATACTTACATCATTTGTGATAAGATCAACCTCCTTGAGAGAATGGCCCAAATTGGTACAGCTGGGTCCATCATATCTGCTGGCATTCCAATCTTCGAAGCCTTTTACAGGGCAATGCTGCGCGCTGGCTACACGAAGAAGGGCGTCCGCAAGGGCACCTGGAATACGAACGCATGGCGTGACAATGGTCTCGCCTGGTTATCCGGGATGGGCATTCCTGGAATGAAGAAAGTTCAAGCTTCGCAACGTGCCATCACTGAGGAGGCGCGGTACTCTATGTACAAGGCGTATAACGTCACGCCTGTGGAACAGATGGCCATGGAGAAAGACTTCGACAACGTGGAGCGTGGCGACGCCCCAGGTTTCAAGTTGATACTTGCTGGCCTACACGAGTACAGCCCAGGGTTGGTTGACGCTGACGTTATGGGGTTCTCTCCCTAACTTCCCAAAATCTCCTTGCGAGTGCTAAGGAATGTGTAACATATTATGCACTGTCCAGAATGCCGACAGACTGCACGGGAAGGTGTAAGACGCACACATAAGAGAGGATGAACAGTCGGCCCTCAGTGTGGCGTATCCCATACAACACTGAACATTTATAGCTCATATATATATCTAACATGCCCAAGACCAAGAGGGCATTCATGGCTCAGAACAAAATCCGAGCAATCCCCGCCCCTGAAAAGGAAAGACGCTGGAAACAGCACGTCACCTCAGAGGGCGGGTCCGGTCAAGTCCGGAGACGCGCCCGTCGCCCAACCCGAGTCCGTGGGTCAGGCGACTATTTCACCGATTTCCAAGGCTCCATGAGGAAGCACGTCCCCAAAGGCGCGCTTGCTTCCGGAGGATCCAAAATCGGCAGGTTCCTTGGCGGACTCATCAGCCCCGGACTTGCTTCCGGGGGCGAAGTGGCAGGTCATCACGTGGGCGATAAACTCGCCCGACTTGTTGGCTGGGGTGATTACGATCTCAAGTATAATAGCCTCCTCGACCCTGCTGCGGCTAAAGCGGTAGCACAGGGCTCTGGTTTCGGAGAGAGGGGGTCAAACGTCGTGATTTCACACCGCGAGAATCTCGGTACCCTTATGATACCAGCACTAGCTGAGGGTGTCAAAGCGTCGCCATTCAAGGAGACGCGGTACCGAATCCAACCGACCAACAAAGTCCTCTTCCCTTGGCTTGCCGGTGTGGCGAACAACTATGTGGAGTACGAGATCCACGGTCTCATCTTCTCCTTTGAGACCACCTGTTCACCATACTCTATTTCTATGGGCCTCGGCACAGTCGCTTTTGCAACCCAGCATAATGCGAACTCCGTGCCCTACGGCTCCATGAAGACCATTCTCAATGTGGAAAACAAGGCCACTGGCCATCCGGCTGAAGACATCGTTCACGGTGTCGAGTGTGACCCAAGTATGCAGACTGACAACGCAGTATCACAGTATGTCCGCCGTGCAGGCGATCGTGGCCCTCCCAATCTCTATGATTTTGGCCAATTGACGATTGCCACGGAAGGGCTTCCTGAAGCTGCTGCTAATGTTGCTCTCGGTCAGCTCTTCGTCACCTATCAGATCCGGTTCCGTTCGGCCGAGCTTCCACCCACTACTGAGATTGATGGTAAAATCCTGTGCGTCAGAGGCAACTACACAGGACAACCCGCCAACACCCCTCCCCTTGGACATTCACTGAATCTCGTCAAGCAAGATTCACTCAAGTCGACCCCTGACTATCTCATGCTCGATGTGGGATCTAGTGGAAACCACGCTGTACAGCTGCTCATGCCAAAAGCTGGACACTATAACTTCCCGGATCTCGTAGACGCATTCCAGGACATGATGTTCTGGATCAGTGACGACAATGCAAGTGCATGCATGCAGCATCTTGGCTTTCGCTACGAGGGCTATTATGACATCTGTATTGTGTGTAGCTCTTCAGACGCTGACATCACGTGGGCCCACAAAGAACCTGTTATTCATGGCGAAAGCGGGTCTTTAACCTACACTGTCGGTGCTATCGAGTTCATTGGACCCGGTGCCTCAGTCTACGGCACTCATACGTCATGGTACAAAGTCTTCATCGCTGAACCCGGTCAGTCAGTCTCCATTGCCCTGCCTGAGATTCCTTCTACTGCAGAGCAAACTTACCAGACCACCATGATGGTGGTAAAGGGAACTGAATTCGACGTAAGTCTCCCACCAGTTTCGGGTCACCCCATGCTGTCACGTGCTGACAGGCGGCAGGAAAAGATGAATGCTCTTCTACAGGAGCAGCGCGCGTATGATGCTGCCCGCCAGGCAGACCGACGCGTCTCATCACTGCAACTTGGGCCCCTCGACTCTGAATGGGTTGACGCTCCTTGCGACGAAACGAGCTCTGAGGCCTCGCTCCAGCGAGCCCCCTCTAACGTGAGCTCAAAGGCAGTCCACTTCGGACCGTGTGCGTAGGTTCGCCTGCGCCACTCGTTTCCACTAGCTCAACGACGCACGTCACTAGTGGACCCGGCAAACGAAATGTGCATAGAACTGAGAAGTTTGGTCACTTCGTAACCCTAAGGTGAGAGCATCCTGCTACGGCCCGTCCACACAGCGCACAGCAGGCTCTGACATCGAACCAGGGTATATAACAAAGAATATACATTGCACATCATCGACACGCGTTAGATAGCTGCACCGGAGAGGTGCCTAATTATTGAGAATATAAGCTGGTAACACACTACCCATCTCCTTTAGGTAGGGGGCAAACCACTGACAAATACAG